CACAGAACAACATTTCGTTGATCTTATCAAAGAAGGTAAGTTTAATTCTGCTATGCAACTTATTAAAGATAGCTTAACAGAAAAAGCTGGTATTAGTATTGTTGAAACCAAATTCGATATTGCCGAAGGATATGGCATGAAGAANAAGAAAATGNNTNAGGAAATGGACGACGAAGACGAAATGCCTGAAACCATGAAAATGAAAAAGAAAATGTCAGAAGCTATGAAAAAGAAAATGGTTAAGGAAATGGACGATGAAGACGAAATGGACGATGAAGAAATGTCCGAAGCCATGAAAAAGAAAAAGAAAATGGCAGAAGCCAAAAAGAAAATGGTTAAGGAAATGGACGACGAAGAAGACGATCTAGACGAAAAAAATTGTAAATAAACTGTATATCGTTTAGGTGGTGAATTTTATGATAGAAGAAAACCAACAGGAATTAGACGAAGCAGAACGCCAGATTCGCGTTAACTCTAAGGGTAAGAAAACCAAACGAGTTAAGTGTAAACCCGGTTATAAGCTTAAGGCTAATGGTACTAGTTGCGAAGCTATGTCTGGTTCAGAGAAGATGACTCGCAAAAAGGCTGCTAAAAAGTCAGTAAAGAAACGAAAATCAAAATCCCAAGCTGGAAGTAATCGTAAGCGCGCTAAAGCATTAAACAAACGAAAAAGTTTAGGATTGTAAAAGAAGGTAATAAAAATGAATACAACAGCCAAACTACTTATGGAAAGCTCTTTTGAGGTTGAGTCTCTTACCGAGAATAAATCGGATGGTAGCAAAGAACTTTTTATACATGGTATTTTTGCACAAGCCGATGTTAAAAATGGTAATGGTCGATACTACCCAAAAGATATTTTGGAACAGGCTGTTGCTAATTATAATGACAAATATGTATCTAAGCGCAGGGCTTTAGGTGAACTTAATCACCCTGATCGTCCTTTTGCTGACCCTGCTGAGGCCGCTATCCTAATCAGTGAATTGAATTGGGAAGGTAATAATGTAATTGGTAAAGCAAAGGTACTAAACACACCAAAGGGGCAAATCATTAGAAGTCTCATGGAAGGTGGTTTCAACATGGGTGTGTCTACCCGTGGTCTGGGTTCTCTTAGTGAACGCAATGGTATGAAGTATGTGAACAGCGATTATATGATGACCGCTGTTGATTGTGTTGATATGCCGTCTGGTCCTAACTGTTATGTTAATCCTCTAGTCGAGTCTTCGTGGATCAATAAGAATGGCATATGGTTCCCTTCTACCGAATTAAGTGAAAACAATACTGCGATTGATGAAGAGCTTTTTTTGAATAAATTGAAACAGTACATCAAGTTTAGTATCAAAAATCAATAGTTTGAGTTAAAACTATTATAAATACATTTACAATGATTAAGATAAACGAGGTTAATATGAACAATCATGTTAAAGCCCTCTTTGAAGGCCAAGAGCTTTCAGAGGATTTCAAAGAAAAAGCAAGCACTATTATCGAGTCGATGCTTACTGAAAAAGAAGCTGAAATTCGTGAGTCGATTATCTCTGAACAAAAAGAGCTTTTCGAATCACAACTATCAGAAAAAACTTCTGAGTTAGAATCTTTGTCTGAGCAATACGTTTCAGAAGAAGTGCTTCCAACTATCAGCAAGTATCTTACCGCTGCTGTGAACGAATGGCAAGAAGAAAATCAGATTTCTATTGAATCTGGTGTAAAAGTTGAATTGGCTGAATCTTTCTTGAAAGGTTTTGTTGGGTTGGCTGAATCTCATAATCTGGTTGTGCCAGAAGGTGCTGATAGTATTGTCGAAAAAACACAAAAGCAACTTAATAAAGCAAATAACAAGCTTGATAGTATGGCCGAAAAATTTGTTGAGTTGAAAGAAGCTTTTGAAGAGCAAACAAAAACCATCGTTATTGACCGTGTATGTTCTGAACTTACCGAAAGTCAAAAAGAAAAGTTTGTTACCTATTCTGAATCAGTTAGTTTCAAGAATGAATCACAGTTTGAATCTGCTGTAACTCAGTTGAAAGAATCTTATTTTCCCAAGACTGATACAAATAAAGTTGAAGAAGACAATAAATCTACAAAGATTGACGAGTCTACTAATGACTTAATTGTTGAAGATGATGATACTTGGTTAAAAAGTTTCGTTAGCAAGCTGTAATAGAACAAATATTTTTATAAATATAATTAACAAGCGAACTTAAAGAGGTAGAATAAAAATGAGTAATTTACTTAAAGAAGCTGTTGACAAAGTGATGAACGATGAGAAAGCTCCGGCTATCACCGACGATTATCGCCGTTATGTCACAGAAGCGGTTATTGAAAACCAAATCAAATTTAACAAGGGAATGAACGAATCCGAAACCCCTACTAACCAAACATCTGGTGTATCCAACTTTGATCCTGTCTTGATCAAAATGGTTCGTCGCACCATGCCTAAGTTGATGGCATTTGACCTAACCGGTGTTCAACCAATGAGTGGACCAACTGGTTCGATCTTTGCAATGCGCGCTCGTTACACCAGCCAGACTGGTACTGAGGCATTGTTTGACGAGGCTAATTCTGCATTCTCTGGTGTTGGTACTCAAGCTGGTGATACCTCTGGTTTTGCTGCTGATGCTTTCGGTGTTGATGACCCAACTACAGGCACATCTAAAGGCACTGGTATGTCTACTGGGGCTGGTGAAGTCCTTGGCGTAGACGGTGGAACTGCTTGGAACGAAATGGCGTTCAGTATTGAGCGTACTGATGTTTCGGTTAAGAGTCGTAAACTGAAAGCTCAATTCTCTCGCGAACTGGCATATGACCTGAAAAATATTCATGGTTTGGATGCTGAAACCGAATTGGCAAATATTCTGTCTACTGAAATTGTATCAGAAATTGACCGTGAATTGCTGCGTACCATTAACGTTGCCGCTGTACTGGGTGCGCAAAGTGCTGCTGTACCGGGTCGTTTCGACTTGGCTGCTGACAGTGATGGTCGTTGGTTGGTAGAAAAGTTCAAAGGTCTTTTGTTCCAGATCGAACTTGAAGCTAACCGTGTTGCTATTGAAACTCGTCGTGGCCGCGCAAACCGTATTATTTGTAGCTCTAACGTTGCATCTGCACTAAGTATGTCTGGTGTTCTGAGTTATAACCCTAACCTTGCTTCTACCCTAACCGTTGATCCAACAGCAAGCACTTATGCTGGTGTATTGATGGGCAAGTATCAGGTTTACATCGATCCATATGCTACCATTGACTATGTAACTGTAGGTTATCGTGGTGCTAACGCATGGGATGCTGGTGTTTATTACTGCCCATACCTGCCTCTAGAAATGTATCGTGCCGTTGGTGAAGATACTTTCGCACCTAAAATTGGTTTTGCTAGTCGTTACGGTATCATCGCGAATCCGTATGAGCACAATGATGCAAACGGCGCTCGCGCTGGTAAGGGTCTTGGCCAAGGCGAAAACCGATATTTTAGAAAATTTGCGGTGGCGAACCTGACTGGCTAATCTANCAGTTAGTTAATAAAAAAAGGGAACCNNNNGGTTCCCTTTTTTTATGCCTCAATTTTATATTTTATTGAACCAGCATCATACATTAATGTGTATCCATGAAGGTTCATATTTTCCTTCTCTGTTAATGATGAATCAAATTTTTCCAATACCTTTTCTAACTTATGTTTCATAAAAGCATTTCTTGAATATCTATCCAACCCCTTAAAGTAATGATAATTTGGTTCTGTAACCCCAACCATTTCAAATCCAGACTTTTCATAAACATTTCCATGCGAGTAGTCCAAACTTGCGAAGGTTTCTACAACACTCCATACATTGTTCCTTTGGAAGTGCTTTAGAAGCCGTGAGAAGCCACCTACCACGTTCTTTGATGTTGCATAGCGCACTAGATCATACTGGTCATAATCCTTGCCTGTGAGATTCTTAAAGCTGATACAAGCCACAAGCTCACCATTAAATACCAATCCATAATTAATTTTTGAATCATTATACCCTTGTATGTGTGTTAATGAGTAAAATTCCCTAGCTTCACTTGAAGTTACAGAGACTATCTTACACTTGCGAGCATAAACCTTTTCTTTGGTTGATTTGTTACATTTTTGTAGAATCTTTTCTTTAATGATTTCTTTGATGATTGAGTTTGACCACTGATCTTCATATACATGAATCAGTAGAATCCCTATCTCTTTACAAGCTAGTGCCTTTTGTTGATGATAAATCTTATCCTTGTAAACATCTGAATGCCAGTACACCCCGTTGTACTCAATAGCTACATTATGTTCTGGGATATAGATATCTAATTCTTTTGGTGATAATAAACTTCTATTACTTGTTTCGTAATTGATTCCAGCCTCATCAAGAATTTTACAAATTTCTTTCTCTGCATTTGAAACTGTTCTGATTACATTATCATTAACTTCTATATTATGTTTTTTAAGAGCCTGTAATATGGTTCTATGTGAACCAATTCCTAATCTCTTTGCAATGATATGCGAGTTACCAACTTCTTTGTACATTTCAGACAAGGCTTTTTTATCATATAAAACAGAACTAGCTAGTTCGCTATAATGTGATCTATTGGGTGTGGTGTGTCCATATTTTTTTAAGTTAGATTCGTTTGCTTTATTTTTTACAGAATCAGACATCATTGGACTATGTGCGCCGTATCTCTCTATGTTTGTGGCTTGTGTTCTGATTAGAATATCATTGTTTTGTAGCGGATATTTTACCCCCCACTTAGCAACCATTCCAGCTTTAACCTTATCCTTTGCAAACACAAATGGATTTGGTGATCCATACTTTTCTATGTTTGATGATTCTCTAGCTGAAATTACATCTGGATTAGAAAGATGGTGTGTATGTCCAGTGCGCTCAAAATATTCTTCTTTATAAGATTCTTGAAACTCTTTTGATGAGATATAACAAGCTGATCCGTATCTTTCCATGTTTGTTTTTCTTATTTTTTCTTTTACAACATTACTACCCATGTGATGCTTTGATCCATACTTTTTAAGATTTGTTTCTTCTCTCTTTTTAATTGTTCCTTTGCTTGTGCAACTCTTGCTACAAAAAGCTCTGAAACCATTCTTGTAATAGTGATCAACTTTAACTATATTTGTACCTATGGGAGCAACACACCCACACTGACCACAATACTGAATCTCAGTTATGTCGTTTATTACAACAAAGCATCGTGTTGGTGATTTTACCGTATCATAAGAATCATCAAGAAACTTAGTCGCTTCTTTTAGAGCAGAAACGAATTTCAGGTATTTTTCTGTTCTGAGTTCTCGGCCTGTTGGGTATCTGTTGTCAATAATAAACTTTTTTAGTTCTTGGTACAGCATAATTTTTTCCTTTTGTCCATCTATTTATAATCATACCATACCTAGTAGCAAAGTCAATAAGTATTTAAGACAAAAAAAAGAGGCTTTCACCCCTTTTTCTAAATTTTTTATTCTTCGGTTATAGTAGGACACCCAAATTTCCGTCCCCTATGATTCCATAATGACTAAGTAACCGCTCTGCAATAAGATACCATCCCCAGAAAGGAACAAGGAATGCGAAAAATGTGCTCCAAAATCCTTTGGCAATTACTACACCCGTAACCCAGATGCAAATCATTATGAATCTTAATAAATACATCATATAAATTTCCTCTTAAAATAATTGACTTTCTTTTTTGTCTTGTGCTTCTTGAATTCGTTTTTCTGCTATATTAAAATAGTTTTCATCCATTTCTATACCAATGAACTCACGATCAAGGTTGATGCAGGCAACTCCGGTTGTGCCGCTGCCCATAAATGGATCTAGCACTGTATCGCCTTCGTTGCTCCAAGATATTATATGATCTTGCGCCAATGATGCAGGGAATGGCGCAGGGTGGTCGCTGTTTTTTTGCGGGTCAATCCGCCAGATATTTCCGCGCTTACCGAACGGCTTTCTCTCAACTATCCGCGAAACGCTTGCGCCTTCTTTGTTGATACGGGCGTTTACCTGAACCTTTCCCGACTTCACTTTGTTCTCGCGGTCTTTAATTAAACTTCCATGCTCAGGCACCCCTTTGCAAAAAATAAAAACATATTCGAAATTTTGGGAATAGAAGCTGTTACTGCCAAGGCACCCGCTCCCTGTCTTTTCCCAAATCATTGTTTCCAGCCTGAAACCACACTCAATAGACCACAGCGCTTGCTTAAAGCTGGTGCCAGTCTCGCTACCCTTTATGGTTGCATCGCCAACGACCCATACAACAGCGCCACCCTTCTTTGTGACGCGGTATAGGTCAGCAATAACCGCCTTCCAAACATGCTCGCCCCATTGGTCGTTGTTGCCGTTATAGGTGCGCATATTGTCGTATGG